GTGTGTGAACCTACCGTGGATACGTCCGTCCTCTGCTACACAACCTAGCCACTCCATCAGGCTAGACCTGCGGCCCTCAAGTGTAAGCCACTCAGCTAACGCCTTAGCCCCTGATGGTGCATCACTAGGTAAAGTGTTGAGGTTAGTCTCATTGCACATCCATCCGTAGAACTTAAACTTCTGTTCTCTCTCAGGATCATTCTCTCCATCACGTTCAAAGGCTATGTGTCCCTTGGTCTTATCAACAGGTGACCAGCCAGCTTCCCATAGTCTTTCAATGCGGTGCTTGGTTGATGATGGTTTGAATGGTACATAACTGTAGCACAGTAGTTCTTCACCATCCTTCTTAGTCTTCTCGTACTTCTCCAGTGCATCAGTCACATTCTTATACAGTGAACCATCAGCCTTCAGTCTATACTTAATACGGTTGACCTCGGTAAGTACTGGTGGGAAGTCATGTTGGAACTGTATTTCTAGTTGATCCATGCGTGTGAGTATCTCACCTAAGAACTCTTCAGCCTTGTCTTCATCAAACTTAAAACCATTAGTCTTCATGTCTTCACATGTGATCTGTATGTCATGTTCAAGACGTAACGATCTAGCCCATGACTTATCAAAGATAACTGACTTGAACTTGTTGAACAGTTTGACTGTAACCTCTACATCATTGATGCAGTAGTCAATCATCTCCTGTGTAAGGCCACCTTCGAAGTCTTTGAAGTTACCCTTGTACAGTCCAAGACGTTTACCCCATGCATCAAGGGAGTGACCACCTTGGATGTTATAGTCTAACATACGGGAGACCACAAGGGTATCGACTACATCCTGAGGCTTGATGGTGTGTCCAAGTATACGGTTGAGGACAGGCACATCGAAGCCAATGCCGTTATGGAATACAAACTTATCATATCCAGAGCAGTAGTCCTTGAACCGTGTAGCCTCATCTGGGTCACTGTCGAGGTGCTTGAACACCTCAACTACCTTTGTGTTAACATCCTTGGCTACAACAACCCAGATGTGGGTAGCAGATAGGCTGTCAGTCTCTATGTCCATTGCTGTTATCTTCATCATGCGAACCTATCGAACTTCTCTTTGAGGGTGAAGCTATCTGAATCAAATGATAGTGACCCTGCATGTCCTGTTGTACCAGCTGGTCTGTTCTTGGTGACCAGTAGCTTTGTAGTGTTACGATCCTCATCATCCTCAGACATCTTGTCACGTTCAAGTTTGACTACAACACTAGCCCTCTTACCAATGGTCCGACAGTCCCTGATTTGTCCGTCATCATTCTCGTGGGCAATGGTAACGATACCTACATTCAACTCAGCTGACATGCGAGACAGCTGCACTGACAGGGCAGACAGCCACTTCTCAATACTCTCATCTGTCTGTCTTGAGTAAGCCAAGTCTTGGATAGGTTCAAAGAATACATACTTCACACCACATGCCTGACTGAAGTAACGGATGCGGTTGAGTATCTCCATTGGGTCTTCGTCTACACCGATAGTAAACTGGTAGAGGTTCTCCTTCTCAGTCAATTCAATCAAGGCTTGGTCAACCTCTTCAGCCATTTCAGCCTCGTCGATCAAGTCTTTACGTGTCAAGTCCTTTGATAACTTGTAAGACACTAGGCCCAACAGACCACGTTTCTTTGTCTCTTCAAGGTGGCATATAGCTATCGGTACATCTGTGTGTTTAGACAGGAAGTGGTACTCCAAGTACCGCATGAACTCAGTCTTACCTATACCCTCAGGTGCTTGGAACACAGTCAGGTGTCCTTGCATAAGACCCAAGGCTACCTCATCAAAGGCTGAGATACCTGTGGGTAGGTAAGTTGCATCGTCCTCTTCATGGAGGATACCCAAGAACTGCTCAGGTGTATTCCATACGTTCTGTGGTGTATACTTCTTGGCATTGTAGAATGCTGATCGGTATGCCTGACCTGCCCCTGCCTGTAAGAACTCATTAGCATCCTTGTACTTGTCATGTGGTATGCGGTACACCTTGTTAGGAAACAGGTTAGCTATCTTATCTGCTACACCATTACCTGCATCGTCAGTATCAACAGATAAAATAATCTTTTCGAAACTGTCGAGCCATGTCTTGGCATCACCCTGCCACAACTTTTTACTAGGTGAGGCTGAAGGTAGGGATACTACAGGGTACTTCTTCTCTAACATTTGAAAGGATGACAGTGTGTCCACCTCACCTTCAGTGACTACAACAACCCTTGATGATCCAGCATTGAACTTGTCCATGCCAAACAACTCATCACCCCTAAACCCTGCCTCAGTGTGGAATGCTTTAGGCATTGACCTTATCTTACGTCCACCAGATGGGTAGATGTATGCTTGCTTCTTAGCCTCTCCGTCCTGACCCACCAGTGTCTGCACCCCAAAGAAATTCATGGTGTCCTCACGGATACCTCGATAGGGTCTTGTCTCAGCTGTTAGTAACTCAGTTGTGGGTGCTACACTCATAGCTTGTCCTTCTCTCTCTTGTAGTGGGTATGTATCTCTGGCCCACTCGGTTAATTCCATCCCACTGCGTGGGTAGCCTCTATCACAGGCAAAACAAAAGCCTGTCATCTTCTGTGTATTGTACGAGAAGGCATCACTACTACCACAATCCTCAAATGGACAGGGTTGGTGTGGTATCTCGTACTCGTTATCGTTTTCCATCATATTATTTTTCCCATCTGTAGAACACATGTGTTCCATATCTACCTACAGGTGTCAAGGTGTCAGCCCAATATGGGTCTACATAGTCAGCATGGTAGTGGTCTGCACCATGTCCTAGAACCATAATGTCAGGATCAGCCAACACATCAGCTGCTAGGTCTTTAATCTTATGCCAAGCCTCTCGGTCCTTTGGTGTGTCTGACTTACCGTCATGTGTCCAACTGAATTGTTTAGGTTGGTAGACTACAGAACACACATCGTCAGGGAACCTTGTATCCTCTACTCTATTTAATATTACCTCAGCCACTGCAATCTGTGCATCTACTGGTTCACTTCTAGCCTCAAAGTATAGGGCTAGTGCCATGCATGTAAGTGGTGTCATATTGTTTTATCCTTCTAGTTATATACTAATAGTAGATATACCACTGGGGACAGACAAGCTGTAGTATACAGCCACCTTCTAATCTGTCAACCGTAAAGTTTTAAGTATGTGATAAAAACCTACAAGCAATAGATCAGTCCTTATTAGTACTGCTATTATAATGATAGTCCATACTACATCACCAGCTTGTGACATACTGTTCCCCCACACTCTTAGCTGCCCTCAGGCTATTAAGTTTTATCTCTAGGTGGGTAGGGTCCAAGTCATCCCAGATAGCATCGTCTAAGGCTCTCTCCGTGGCTCTGATAACGTCGTCTATATACTGCCATTCATATGCCATAGTTTTCCCTTACCCATCCGATAGCTGCCGCCTGTTCCTGATCTGATATAGGCACAGGGAAACCTTCCCAGTCTGTCCCAGCCTCAACCTTGAACTCAGGCTCTCTGTTATCTGAGCCGTAGGCATCCACAAATATTTCTTTGGTGCCTACCTCTACAACGAAAGTTTCGTACCAACTTCTAACACTCATCACCATTTCCCTTCTCTTACTTTCCAATAAACCCAACACTGCACACAGTGTCCAACACCTAGCACCTTGTCAATAAGCCAGACCGCATTCGGTCTACCATCCTTGCTCCACTGCCAGTTCCTAGCACTGAATGTCTGGTTGCTTTCACCACCTAGTATCACATTAACTAAGACCGATAGGGCTATGCCTACCCTCATTAAATACCTTAGCAACATACTAGATCGGCCCCTTGCCATAGCCACCAAGCCACTCACTGTCTAGCTGTCTGATTTCTTCCAGTGTATCCTTAATCCTTTGTGAGTTGATAGCTATATCAGTTGAGACCCACGAGGGCCTCACACCGTCACCGTACCTATCCAACAGACGTTTGTTATCCTTCTGCAAACCTTCAAGTCTTGCCTGTAATGTTTCCTTATCCATCATTGTATTATCCTCCCTTTTTTACCGGTGATCCCGTCCATGATTTGATTGTGAACCAATCATATTCTGGCCATGTATTGTCTACATAATCCATAATAGACCAATACTCGGAGGATGTTCTAGAAGCCTCATCCCACTTCCACATACATTCTACACCATTTACCCTGAAGTTTTCTACATGCCCACTTTTAAACATCATTTCTATATCAGCTGATACTAACAATTCTGTTTGTCTTTCCATTTTGTTTTACCTTCCTATTAGTTAAGCAATTCAGATTGCATTTCGTATAGACCCTCAACAGCTTGAGCTAGTCGAGCATGTATTTCACCATAAGCTATGGCTGAAGCCATGTCATTATAGCTTAGGTTATTGTTAGGGTGATATTCACTTACAAAGTCTTCGCCTTGTTCAATGCTACAATTACGACATAAATCATGTGCATTGCCATAATAGATAACCCATTCACTACCATCTGCGTACAGAGAAACAAGATCCATACCATCTTCACGGGTTTCAGTTTGTTCGAATATCTCAACAGCCCATGATGCCACCATGTCGTCGAGATTGTAGTCAGATGCGTTTTCCATTTTGTTTTACCCTTTCAAAGGTCAGTTAGTTTATCTAGGTACACCCTGACATGAGTGTACCCGATAAGTCAACCATCATTCAAACTTTGCCAACAAGTACTTGACGTGCTCGTCATGATGTTTGTTGACAGCATCTAGATATTCTTTCGCCTCTTTATAAGTCCAGAACTCTTGAATGCATCCCTCCTCCCTTATGTGGTAGACAGTGGCATTATTCTCATTTTTTACACGTAGTATTTCATACATTTTGTTTTACCCTTTCAAGGTTTGGTTTGGTTTATTTAGATGCACCCTTACAGATGCATCCAATAAATCAACCCTATTAAATATTCACATCTTTTCTATAAGATACCACTTCTGAAACTTCCACTTTGTAACGGGGTGAAGGGTAGTTTTCCCTCATTTCCTCGACAAGGTCAAGTAAAGTAGAACCATGTGGAGTTGTACCCGATACATCAATCATATCAGTCTCAACCCTAAAATAAAAAGAATATAAATCTTCTTTGTTATCCCAGCTACGTCTATATTTTTTTGATACATTTATCACATACATTTTATCATGCCCTTTCAAGGTTAGTTAGTTTATCTAGATGCACCCTGACAGATGCATCCAATAAATCAACCTACCAGTCTATAAATCTTTCATCACCATCCGGCGTGGACCAGAAACCATCGGCCCCAATTTCTTCAGGAAATTCTTTCTTCAAAATTTTGGTAGCTTCCCGTATATTTTTACCCTGAATAATTACCTTATTGATGCCGCAATCAGTTTCAAATGTAGCTACATAAGTATTTAATAAAGTCATTTTGTTTTACCCTTTCAAGGTTCGTTTCGATGTAATAACCTTGGCATTAAATAAAAACAGATTGCAAGTATTATTTTCACTTTTATACAAACTATTTTATAAAGCATTGTTTTCGTTACATTCTTTTCTGAAAAACCAGGACTGATTTACATTGTCTGTATAAGTTATACTATATAATATAACAATCGATAGGTCAGAAGTGTTGACGTATTTATGTTTGTGATCAAATGGATAGGTCAGTTTTGTTTACCTATTATTGTATTGCCCCGAGAATATAGGTCCAGATACCAAATGGATAGGTCCAGATTGGTTTGTGATCACATAAAAGGTCAGTAATCCTGACGTATTATACGTGTGTGATCACAATTGGGGGCGGGGTATAACTTTTGTGATCACGTTCGGGGTCGGCATGGGGGCTAGGGGGTATCACTCTATATGTACATTACACCAAAAGATTTTCTAATAGTTTTTCTGGGGGTGCCAAATAAGCCCAGTAGAGTGCATCTGTACACCTGAGGTAACCCGACATACCTAAAAAAGAGAAGAGGGCCTGTAGAGGGGCAAATAGAAGCTCTCAGGCATATACAGGTGTAAGGTGTAAGGTAGTGAACTGGGCGGAAGGCCTAAGCACATACTACTAGTACATACTATTAGTACATACTACAGTAAAACTACTTACCTAAAGAAAACTAATAGTAGTTACCATTAGTATATACTAGTAGTATACTAGGGTAGCAGGTTCTACAAATAATGCAAGAGTAAATTTTATTTAAAGTATTTAAAGTTTTGTAGTCATAAGTAGGTTGACTTCAGTTGTACTTACATGCTATACTTCCTGTTAAACAATAAGGATTCTTTTGTAATGCTCTTTGGGACTAAGTACACTAAGACTGTAAAGGGTGTAGTCAGAACTAAATCCTTGTTCTATGAACTTAGCTACAATGATCCTACTCATGTCATCTTTACTATCAAGGATGATGATGTGGAACATAACGGACGTACTTACGTATCCATAGCTAACCTCTACCGTAGCTTAGTTCCTCAAGACCCTACCGAGTATACCTTTGCTATGGCTGTGTTTGGTAACTGGCATGTCTGGGAAGTTATCCGTCAGGCTCCTCAACTCAAGCCTTATGTTACTCGGTGGCGTAGGGAAGCTGAGATTAAGATTAAGTCTGAGGCTATAGCATCTATTGCTACTGAGATGAAGGAAGGTGGACGTAGTTCTTTCACAGCAGCCAAGCTCCTACTAGAACGGGGTTGGATTGAGAAGGAACCAGCTTCTAAAGCTAAACAGAAGCTACAAGAGAAAGAAGAGCAGGACATGGATACAGCCGCCATGAAGATGCTTGAAGAAGAAGCTGAACGGCTGGGCCTAAAAAGATTTAACTAATAGTTATCCACCACTGGTAAAGGATATACAACGTGGCTAAGAAACCTGATATTACAACTATTGCCTCAGGCTATTACAGTAGGCAAGCACTTAACACTAACTTCACAAACCTACAGAATGGATTTGATAACACACTGTCGTTAGACGGTAGCACACCTAATGCTATGGGTGCTGACCTAGACATGAACTCCAATGACATCTTGAATGCCAGTGAGATTGATGCTAGTTCTCTTCGTTTAGATGGTGTACTGGTTAGCCCAAGTGCTGTATCAATACAAAGTTCTGTAGCATCCTCTAATGTATTCACAGGTGACGGAAGTACAACAGCATATACACTGAGCTACGAACCCTTTATTAAAGACAACACTCAAGTCTACATTGATGGTGTCTACCAAAATAAAGTTACCTACAATACATCGGGTACTACTCTAACATTTACTGAAGCTCCACCCCTCAACTCTCAGATTGAGGTTATGATTGCTACTACTCTAACGGATGTGGGTACTGCTGTTGCAGCTGCTGTAACGTACAACCAAGGTGGCTCAGGTGCTGTTACCAGAACAGTCGAAAACAAGCTGCAAGAGACTGTATCGGTTAAAGACTTTGGGGCTGTTGGCAATGGTTCAACAGATGATACTGCTGCAATCATTGCCGCAGCAGCAGCAATGGCTAACAATACAACATTGTATTTCCCAAATGGCACATATCTAATTAGCTCTGCTGGCTTTTCTAGTTTTACAGGTGTGTATGGTAATACTGTCATTGATTTAAATGACTTGGACAACATTAGCCTAAAAGGTGATAATGTAATCATCAAATGTGTAAACCATGACATTAGT